TGAACCGGTTATATCCATACCAGCAAAATTCTCAAACTCTGAATCCTTTTCATAATCAACAGTTACTTCTATGTACCTTGGTTCGAACCAATCGGCATCAGATGCAGTCATTAAATGTTCACCTGGAATATATAATTCAGATTCTATACCATAAGCTAATTTTAAATATAATTCAACAGCTCTTGGTGTTCCTTTAGATCTGTATAGATCCATTATATGTTTTATGGTAAACGCTGTACCTTGATTAATTGTTTTTGGAAAGCCTTGTAGATATTGTTTTCTAAAATGATCTAAAAATGTTTCAACGCTCTGATCAACATCACTATACTCCATCATCTTTCTGGTTGTGTATAAACCTTTATCTGCAGGTGTGTCAGCTGTACCAGATTGTTCTAAGTATTCATAATATGCTTTTATAAACGAAATAAATTCAGGACCATCTTCTCTATAGACAGATGGAAATTGCTGTTCTATTAATGGGGAAATGAAGTCTTCAAAATCATTTAAGGCCATACTACTATTCTCTCACGCCGGCAGCCGTAACTGTAACATCCTCTGTTTGAATTTCTACTACGTCATTTAATTTACCAACAATATCTGCTGTAATACTTTTACCAAATATTTTAATTGATGTCCCTGTTGATATTGCATTAATTGTCACATTGGTAAATGATACGTTACCAGTTGCATAATCTACACTGCCTGAATTAGCTAATAGTATTTGTAATGCACTAGTATTAGCAACAACAATTTGTAATGCCCCAGTTCCATCATCTCTAAACGAAGCACCAGTTGTACTATCATATGTAAATAAACCAGATTCAATAGCTGGTTCAGAGTAAGAAACATAAGCACCTTGCGCAGACGTAATAGGGTTGTCTGGTTTCAACGATTGATTAAATGAAACACTATTTGTATATCCTTGATTTAGTGTTGGATTAATAGCTTTAATCATTTTTGTTTTAATAGTATTACTTAAAATAGATGTGTCACTTTCATTAACTTTTTCTATTAATTTACTTTGTCTAAATGTTTTATTGAATTTAGCAAGATTAGTTGTATTAAATGTTGTGACTGTTGACTCTACTATCCCTTTCATATCATCACCATCTTTGGTAGTATCGTTAAAATTAAATACAACATCACAATCTACTTTAATTCTTAGAAACGTAGGATCAACAATTTCAGGTTCAATTGACAACGGAGTTTTAGGTTTAAGAAAATCAATTATTTGTTGCTTTCTAAACTGTGGTAATGTATCAAACGTATTACTTGTTGCACTCAAAATTACTTTACCAAACCTTGGAGGGTCAGCATCCTCACCGCCATAGCTGATCAGGTCAGTAATATCTCCAAATTCATTTTCTACTAATATTTTATAATCACTAGCAGTAACAGCTCTTTCTTGAGTTGATAGTGCACGTGGTGCCGCAAATTTAATATCATCTAAAGTTTGATATTCTTGACCACCAGCTGCTCTGGTAACAACTGTTGCTGATACATCACTATAACCACTAATAGATCCTGAAACAGTAAATGTGTTTGCTCCATCTGGGTCTGAACCGCTAGCAACTCTATATGTTGCCTCTACAATATTACCATCTGTTAATTTTCTTCCAAACGTATCATTACCAAATACAATTTCATAGCTACCATTTGCACCTGCTTGTACAAAAAATACATTAGAAGTTGCACCAATACCGAACAACGAATTAGCTCTAGTCCATTCACTATTAGTACTATCGGTGTTAGATGCCCTAATATTTACTGTAATACTTGTTGTATCAACATCAAAGTTATGAATAAAAAATGTATTAGATGTACTATTTGTTGTATAGAATTCTGTTATAATCTCACCCTCATACAAAGCAAGATTAGCTGCAAGATAACTATTGTTTGCATAAAGAGTTACAGCAGAGTTAGTTGAGAATGTATAGGTGTTGTCACCAGCGGTACTAGTAAACTTTGTTAATCTAGGCATATCAATTTGATGAGGACTATCATCAGGTGTAATTGCAACATTAGCATATGCAACAGAACTTCTATATGATGTTGGAAGATAATTTAATACCTTAGCATGTGAGTAAACACTATCTCTTGTCTGAGCACTATCTAAAAACATTTCAGTTGCAACATGATTCAAATATATATTATTATAGTATGTATTATAGGCAAGAACATCTAATAGAACATTCATATTAGAACCTTGAAAATCATAATCTTCAAACAATGATTGAGAAGACATGTATTCTTTTAAGTTTGACTTAATAGTATCAAACTCTAAATTAGCTACTATAAGTTCGCTATTGGATGCGGATGGCATTTATCGTGTCCTCTCTAATAAAAATTGTAAAGTAGTTGGGTTCGTACTATTTATTATACGAAAAGTTATCGTAATATCTATTGCATTACCATCAGCATTAGGAACTATTGTTGCCCCTAAAAGCGCGGCTCTAGGTTCATGTTTGTTAAAAACTTCTGCTATATAAGCCTTTGCCGTTAATTGTGTAGCAGGTGTAAATGGTTCAAATAACAATTGTCTTAAATTTGATCCTATGTGAGGTTGAAAGGGTCTTTCGTAGTGATCAGTTAACAATAAATTTCTTACAGACTGCTTAACAGCATCTTCGTTTGTTTTTTTATTCAGTTGTCCAGTATTAATATGTCTCGAGAAATCTGTAAAGAAATCTGAGTATATTACACTTCTATTTGTGTTTGCTGTTAATGTTTGTGTTTTTGACATTAGTTGTCCTACATTTGTTTACATTTGTTTAAAGTATTTATATCACTAGCCGCTGAACGCACCAAGAGATTCTAACATGGCGTCAGCAAATGCTGGAAGTTTTTCTCGATCACCCTCAGGTTCTGGAGTCTTCGCATAAAAAACAGATGTTCTATTACCACCCCGAAGATCGCCTCCACCTAATTGTCCACCTGTTTGTTTAGATTCTTCTCCTGTACCAGACTGCAAAGTTCCTAAAAGTTGTGCACCTCGTTGTTCAGCAGTTTTTGGTTCCTTTTTTACATTGATATCCTTTAAAATATTATCTACTTTTATACTACCACCTCTAATGCTTGCATGGGATTCAAATATTTTAGGAAGATTAAGAGTTGTTTGATCTGTTGGGAATGTTATATTTATTATTGGTGGTGCTGCCTCTGCTTTAGAATCAAATCTTGGTACTATAGATGGAACTCCTTTTTTAATAATTTCTTTTACAGGATTACCAAGACTATCAAATGTTTCTTTTATATTAATGTTACCAAATGTTTTGAACGGGTTTACTAGACCTCCTGTCCCAATCTCTGTAAGATTAGTTGGTACTTTATCAACACTTCCAAAGGCATCAGTAATTCCACCAGTAAGGCTAAATGGCAAGCCCCCAGATATTTCAAAACCTAAAGCTCCAGCTCCTCCATTTATACCAGTAGCACCTCCTGAATTTATATCAGGCAATACACTATCAAAACCATTAACACTAACTTCTCCTAATTTTACATCAGCAACATTTAATGCTGATCCTATATCAACCCCACCGAGAGGGGATGCTCCTATATCCAACCCTCCTCCAATATTTGGTAATCCAAAACCAGGGGGTTGTATTTGAAGATTATCAGTTAGACCTTGTAAACTATCTGCAACAGATGGATTATTGATGGCCTCCATCATTTTTGCTGTATAGGATGTTAGCTTTGGAGCTAGCTCAGCAGCTTTTTCTGTAGCAATGTCAACTTGTTCAGTTACTTTTTTAGACGCTGCATCTATTTGTTCTTTAATTGCACTAGGAGTTAATGCTGAGAAATCCATACTTTTAAACTTATCAAGAGCTTCTTCTTGTTTCTTTTTTTGCTCTTGGAGTACAGGTTCTTCACCAACCTTTGCTAGTTGTGCATTTATTGCTGATAAACTTATCATTATTCCCTCTATGAATTCAAGTTAATGTCACCACCATTAATGTCAACACCACCGGTGCCATCAACATCAACTTTTTGTGGTGTTGTTATTTCAACATTCAGTAAAGCATCTATATCTACTTTTTCTGTTGTGTCTATATTAAGGCTTTTTTCTATTTCCATATTTGTATTACTTAAGATTTTACATTAACATTATTACCAGAAATTATTGATGCATCATCATTCAAAGCATCAATTGTTATTTTATTTTCTACTATGTGGTTAGAATTGTTTCCAATTGTAACAGACTTACTTCCAGTAATAACTTGTTCATGGTTACTCCCATATCTTACTGTTCCAATATCTTCTCTATGTGCTCCACCTATATTTGTAATTCTGTCTTTACTTACACGAAGACTTTGTTTGCCATTAATTTGCGTCGAACTATCTGTTATAACCTCTTTATGTTCTGACCCTTGAATCTTAGTTGTCATGTCTCCTTTAATATTAAGATTATAATCTCCATCACACTCAACATACATGTCTCCACCTTTACCAGGAGGATCACCTCTATTAACTTTTTCTTTATGAACATACAATCTAAGGTCACCTTGATCAACAGTAATATTAACATTACCTCTAACGACCATGTTTTTATTTTTCATAACTATTTCATAGTCATCGCCAACTATTTTAGTTACTCTTGTTCCATCATTTTGTATTTCATAGAATGTTCCACTGCGATGGTATTGATGTATTCTACCAACTCCTGCAGAGTCATCAACTTCAAACACATGACCAGATTCAGTTACTTGTGTATGATTCAAAGGATACAGTGATTTATATTTTGTGTTGTCACCATACCTTGGATAAGGCTCGGTCCAAAATCCACGTTGAAAGTAAGTTACTGGATGCTTACCAATAGGTACTCCATCTTTTACAGATGCTACTTTTGGTGGAACAGCAGTTTGTACCCCCTTTGTTAAATCTCTATCTTTGATGTGAAAAATTGTTTCACCACTTCTAATAGTATTTGTTTTATCTGTCGATGCCAAATATATATCATCACCTCGGGCTAATTTATTGACCGAGCTTTCTCCTGTAAATTGAATTTTAGGATATATTCCTTCAGGATCATTAAATCCTTTAGTCATGTCTGGTAATTTTGTTGGTGATCCTATTAGTGTACCCAGTATCATAGGTTCTTGCATCTGAGAACCATCCAAAAAGAACCCAAATACCCATGTTCCATTTACCGGACCGGTTGGACTTGTTCCAATACCACTTGTTGATGCACTTGTAAACGGCATTACAGGTAAAGCCCACGGAAGGTCTTCAGTTGGTATTTGATCCTTTGCTTCAGTATGTATACCATGACATCTGACTCTTACTCTACCTAATTTTAATGGATCCATTCTATCTTCTACTACGCCTAAAAAGAATTGGAAGTCTCTGAATTGTAATGCGGTTGGTGGAATCATAATTATGCCTTACCTGGTTTTGGATGCTTAAGATGTAAAGTATCTTTAGTTAAATTCATCACTGTATTATGTTTAGCTCTGTCGACAACATGTCGTAATCCTGTTATAAGGTAAACACCAGCATATTGACTTAAACCTTTTAATTCGTCAGTACCAGATTCTGGTAAATTAAGATAAATTAATTGGCCAATATTTAAATTGGTATCACCATATACTGTAATTTGATATTGGAATGAACTTAATAGGTCTCGATAAGCGTTTCTTTTTCCTATAATATTTTCAAAATTTTGATCAAGTTTTGTTGTGTCTTTTGTTAACACATAATCATAAGGCTCCCCACCAAACACTTCATTAAATCTTTTTGAGATACTTAAATGTCCACCTGTTAAAGCAAAACTATTAAAATCTTTTGTCAGGTCAAATTGTTGATCATCATGTGTCTGAGAAATTACATCTATTGTTCGAACTCTGTGTTTAAGGGTACCATTATTAATTCTTGAATTCATGTTAGGCATCTTTACTGGGGATAGTGCTTCTATACTTCTAAAAAATTGCGCAGACCTAAAATCACTATCGCCTTGCATAGGATCGTAAGTATACATTGGAATTTCTCCTACACTACCATTACCATTTGGATCAATTATTTTTTCTATGTTGGCAAAATGAAAGCCTTTATTATTTTCAAAAAACCTAAAGTGAGAACCTGGTGTTTCGGAACCACCAAATGCTCTATTACAACACCAATTAATTGCATTGAATGGTTGTAGATTTGGAATAATAAATGTTTCTATGCCAACAGTATCATCTACAAAAATTTTTCTGTCTTTCCACAAACCGGTTTTTTCAGATCCCATTTGAATATAAGAACTGTTTCTTTGTATATCATTTTTAAATATATTTTTAATACAATTAGAAAGAGTTGTATTATATGATCTACTAATACTTTTTTGATCACTAATTATTTTTTCTTTTGTGATACAAATTAAAGATATAGTATCTCCTATTCCGTGTTCTGAATGTTCAACTTCTCTTATAACGGTTACATGAAATAACAAATTAACTTTCTCATGTCTTGGTGTACCAAAAACTAATTTAATAAATTCCTCACCTTGTAAACCTTTTCCACCAAGTCTTTCAAACATTTGCTTACCATCACCAATAGTAATTGTTAATACCATTGCTGGTTGGGTCATTTCTTGGCTTAAAGTAAAAGTTAAATATTGATCTCGCAGATCTGCAACTTCGTGAAACTCTGCTCCATCTTTCCCATCATCAACTAATTTACCTAACGTACATTCTATCATATCGTAAGTGCCGGCAGCAAACTTACCTTCATTTTTATTAGGTTCTATATTTGAGTAACCTCCAAGAGATCTTCTTTTTTTAGTCATCTGCTTGCAGCAAATCTCTAATCTGTTGGTCTATTTCAGTAATATAAACTTTATTGATTAATTTAATATGACTTCTATTATCATTAATTTGATCCCAGTACGTATACGCATCTATTGCAGTATAGTCACTTGCTGATACACCGTTTGAAACAGTTAAAGAATCTGCTGATATAGTTATATCCTTAGTTTTATGTTCACAATGTATAGTGGTAGCTTGAGCAGTTGCTATACTGCCATACTTCTTTTTTATAAATTGACTAAAATTAAACGTATTCATAGGCCACTCCCAATAAGGATCTATTATATTATTTGCTTGGAGTATAAGCCAAGCATAGCGAGCATCCCCATAATAGTTATATGCTACATCATCAGGTGTCTCTCCTGGTTCAACATCATAGGTTAAAATTGAATAGGTTTCTTCTCTGATAATTTTACTAATTTGAAACCCAACAGTTAAGTTAACTATTTTTTTATTTAAAAATGTTGTTGTTGGAAATAAGGAAAAATAAGCCATTATTCAATCTCATCCAAATAATCTCTACGAGTATGAATTTTAGTTTCTAAGAAATCTAATGTAAGTGATATGGCTGTAGGTGCTCCAGTACCAGCAAAAAAAGATGGTTGACCATCAGGAGCATAATTAATACTGGCGTTTCTTAATACAGCTTTTTTAAATTGATACATATAAGACGAATCTGTTCCCCCACCAATGTATATTTTAAATTCATCCGGAAACCCCAAAGCAAGATTTTTAGCTGTTCTTTCTGGTAACATTGATTGTCTAAATTGTTGTACTATGTTTGCCAATGTAATTGATTCTTTTGCACTAGCTGCTGACAACTTCCAAGTAAAATTATGTGTTCTCAAACCCACACCTTTAAACATAGCAGTAATATGAGGATTGGGTGCAGAACCAAAAAATCTATTTAAACCAACACCTATAGGATTTGATTTTTTTCTTAAACCCAATGTCACAGAATTTGTTAATGCATTACCTTTATCTTTCAATTGCGAAAGCAGATGAGAGCGTCCTTCTTCAGTAACCATATTAGCACCCATTTCCATAGCACCAGAAAAATAATCAGAAACACGATTTTTAACACCAGTGATATCAGCACCAGCAATTAAATCAGATATCTCACCACCCAATGCACCTAATTCAATTTCATTGTATTGAGTATTAATTTGTTCTACAAGATTTGATGGTACTGGTAAAAATATATTTCTATGATGAGTGGTAGTTTGTTCTGCTACTTCATTATGTTGATACCGTTCTATCATAAAACACATAAAGTGTGTACTGAGATCTCCAGGAAAAGTTAAATTTTTATTTTTATGAAATAAACCTAATTGACCTTTCTTTCTTGACATCGCATCTTTAGGTGTTTCTATAAGGTCTGCGATAGTAGACTTTGCAAAGTCACCGCCTTTATTTGTATTAAGATTAAGTCCTGTCATGTTTTCTCCTAAAGATAAATATGTGTATGAGTTATAAAGGTAAATATAAACCCCAACACCCTGCAAAATATAAGGGGGATCCCACTAACATTATTTATAGAAGTTTATGGGAGCGCCGTCTTATGTCCTATTTAGATAAACATTCAGACGTTATCCAGTGGTCAAGCGAAGAATTTTGTATTGGTTACAGAAGTCCTATCGATAGTAAGGTCCATAGATACTTCCCAGATTTCTGGGTTAAGAAGAAGAACAGAGATGGAAAGATAAATATATCAGTATTAGAAGTTAAACCAAAAGCTCAATGTAAGCCACCTCCTATGGAGTTACGTAAGAAACATCCAAGGCGTTTCATTAACCAAGTAAAGACATATGGTATTAATGAAGCTAAATGGAAAGCTGCTGATGTTTTTTGTAAGGATAGAAATTGGGACTTTAAACTTATAACTGAAGATAACTTAGGCGTATAATGGCTGCATTTATATTTAAAAAATTATTAGAACAAGGAGG